CATGCAGATCGGCAGATAGTTGGTCTGCACCCACAGTTCGCGGAAGCTCCCCGAGGGGTGCGGCCACTGCTTGGCGTAGAAGGGCCGGCCCAGCGTGTTGACGGTCTCCTCCCAGTCCGCCGGCGCGTTGAACCCGCGGAACGTCCGCTGGGTGCCGACGGGAAAGAAGCGCGCATCCCCGGCCGCGATGAACTGCCGGGTCGTCACGGCGCCGTTCTCGTCCGGCACCGGCGCCTCGCCGAGATATTCCTCGAAGGTGACCCCCATGAACGGGAAGGCCCGCGTCATGTCCTCGCGCAGCGGGTTGGCCTGCATGAAGAAGGTGTAGGCCTTCTCCACCTCTGGGTGCGCCATGAGCTGGTCCATGAAACCGGGCGAGCACAGCGCGTGCACGCGGGTCATGGTGTCGCCGAGCAGATTGGTCTCGATATGCCGGCGGACCTCGCGGACCTTGGCCTGCACATCGGTCGCGGCGGTGCCGAGGTCGAAGTCGACCGCCTTCTGCGTCACGCCGAACTCGGTGAAGAGGTCGTGAAAGACCGTGCCGTCCGGGTCGGTGACGATGCCGGCGAGCGCGGTCGAATTCAGATATTCGCGCGTGATGTCGATATCGGCACGCATCCGCTGGAGCTTGTCGAGCACGACCTGCCCCACCTGGCGCAGCTCCGTCTCCCGGCCGAACGCCCGAACGCCGATGATCTCGTCCGCCGTGACGGTGGCCTTCTGCTGGAATTTCGGGACGGTGAAGGAGCGCAGTTTGCGCTTGCCTTCCCGCCGGCCCGGCGCGTCGGTGCCGCGCGGGGTCGCGGAGATCAGGCTGAGCACCCCGTCTTCCGACTCGATGGAGATGTTGGGCACGCGCACCGGCGTGTTGCGGAAGAGCCCGAGCTCGGTGATCCGCCCCCACTGGTTGGGGATGAGCTGCACCGACTCCGACAGCTGTCGCATGTCGAAGGCGGCGCCGTTGAAAACGTCCATGGTGGCCATTGCGGTCTCCTCAGAACCTGGTGACGATGCCGGCCGCCTCGAGCGCGGCGCGGGCAGTCGCGCGTTCGGCGTCGGTGTCGATCGCGGCGTCATAGACGAGCGCGAAGGCGTTCACGGCGGCGTGGCGCGTCAGCGCCCGCACCTCGGTCGCATCCGCCGAGGCGGCGGCGGCTTCCTCGAGCAGCACGGCGGCAGGGGTCTCGGACCCGTCGGCGGCGCCCGGATCGCTGCTGACATATTTGCCGGTGTCCGTGACGCGGCCGAGCACATGGCCGGCCGCGAGGTCGGCGCCCGCCGCGATGGTGACGGCGTCGACCGAGTAGAAGGGCTGCATGTAGAGGACGATGTCGCCCTCGTAGCTGCGTTCCGTGAGCGTGGCCATCTCAGGCTCCTTTTCTGAACATGTCGCGGGCCAGGTCGGCCAGCATCGTCTCGCCGGCCGGGGCCGGCGCGCCGCCCGCGGGCGGCGGGTTCTGCCCCTGCATCAGCGCGGTGAGCCCGACCGAGGACGGCGCCGCGGCCAGGGCGCGCCGGGCCTCGGCCGCGCCCATCGCGCTCTCGAACGCGAAGTGCCGGGCGAGAGGCTCGCGGCCCTGCGCCTCGGGCGCGGTGAGGATCGCCTGGATGCGCGTGCGCTCGGCGCGGGCGGCGGCCTCGCCCGGCGCCGGGGCGGCGGCCGCGGCGCCAGCATCGGCGCCGGAGGCCTCGCCGGCCTCGCCCGCCTCCTCCGCGTCCGCCCCGTCGGCCGGCGTGTAATCGCAGCCATCCTCGCGTTCGGCGACCTCGATCATCTCGTCCACCGTCATCGGCAGGACGCGCGCGAAACCCTCGAGCCGCTGGCGCGGCGGGCAGTTGATCGAGCCTGCGAGGATCTGGTCGACCGTGCCCGGCTCGATCCCGGCGGCGCTGGCCATCTCGGCCACCACCGACGCGCGGGCGTCATCGCCCTCCCGACCCTCGGCCGCCCGGCCGATGGCGTCCTCAAGCGCGCGGGCAAGGCCCTCACCCGCGCCGATCCGGCAGCCCGGGCCATTGCCCTTCATGCCGCCTCGCGCCGCAGCCTGCGGCGCACCTGTCGTCAGAATACCCATCCGGGTCTCCCCTGTTGATGCCGGCAGGCCGGCGTTTGCGTCCGCGACAAGCTCACGGAAGGCGATGAGCGGGTCGGCGACCCGATCGGCGAGACCGGCCGAGACGGCGTCCCGGCCGGTGTAGATCCGCGCCTCGGTCGCGAGGGCGGCGGCGGCGTCGAGCGCCGGCCCACGTCCGGCGGCGATTTCCTCGGCCAGCAGCGAACGCGCGGCATCGGCCTCGGCCTGGAGCCAGCTGCGCGCCGTGTCGCTGAGCGGCGCGAGGTCGGTCCCGTCGGTCTTTCGCGCCCCGCTCTGGATCAGCGTCACGGCGATGCCGTCGCGGTCGAGCGCGCCGGTCATGTCCGCGTGGACGATGACGGTGCCGATATGCCCGGCCCAGCCGGTGCGGGAGACCGTGATCCCGGTCGCCTGCGCCGCGATGCCATAGGCCGCGCTCGTGGCCTGATCGGCGATGAAGGCGTGCACCGGCTTGACCGCGCGCACCGCCCGGATCGCCGCGCAGAGATCGAAGAGGCCCGCGACCTCCCCGCCGGGGCTGTCGATCTCGAGCGCGATGGCGGAGACGCCATCGTCCGCGGCGGCGGCCTCGAACTGCCGGCGCAGCCCCTGATAGGATGTGATCCCGGACTGCGCCCCGATCCAGGCGCCGCGATTGACCAGCGTGCCGCCGACCTGCACCACCGCCACGCTGCCTACCATGTCGTAGAGCGGCTGCTCCGCGCCGACGCCGGTATCGGGGGCGGTCGCCGGGAGATCGTCCGGATCGAGCCCGGGCGCGATGTCGACGCCGCGCCCCTGCATCCAGCGGCCGAGCACGCGGGCGATGAGCTCGGCCTTTCCGGGTTCGAGCGCGAGCGGCGTGCCGAAGGCGCGCGACGCGATGGCAAGGCCCCTCATGGCAGCCCCCCCGGCCCGCCGCGGCGTGGCGGGCCGTCGGGCAGGGGCTCGCCCGCATTCGATGGCAGCGCGCCGAATGCCGCGACCCATTCCGCGGTGGCCGGGTGCAGCACCCCTTCGGGCGTGCCCCCGATCTCCTCGGCAAGCTCGGCGGTCAGCTCGTCGAAATCGGCGCCGGTCAGCTCGGCGGCCTCGGCCGTCGCGGTGCTGAGCCCGAGGCTGATCCGCATCTGCGCGGCCTGCGCCTCCTTGACCGGATCGACGAAGCCGCGCCCCGGGCCGATCCAGCGCGCCCGGCACCAGAGGCCGGGCGCCTCCATGATGCCCGGCGCGCCAGATGGCAGGCGGACGCGGCCCTTGTCCGCGGCCTCCTCGAGGAAGGCCATGTAGACCGGCCCGGCGAAGGCATCGACGAAGCTGCGCCGGGAGCGGTGCCAGCCGCGCCATATCTCCAGCAGCGAGGCCCGCGCCGAGCTGTAATTGGTCTGGGTCCAGTCGTTGGAGATCTGCTCGTAGGAGAGGCCGAGCCCGGACGCCACGCGGCGCAGAACCGCGGTCTCGAAGTCCGCGTACTGGTTCAGCTGACGCGCGCCGGTGGTCTCGATGCTCTCGCCCGGAAACAGCCGGTTCACCCGGACGCCGTCGAGCACGATCGGCTCCTTGCCGTGGAACTGTTTGCGCGCCGACTGGTAATCGCTCAGCCCCTGCTGGCCGGCGCTCATGATCGAGTCGAGGATGGACTCGTCGAAGGGGGAGGTGACGAACAGCCCGAACACCGCGTTCAGCACCGCCGCCTGCAGCTCGGATCGGGCATAGCGGTCCTGCATCTTCAGCGCCTCGACCACGCTGGCGAAGCGCGAGACCCCGCGGCGTTGCCCGTCGCGCTCGCGATCGAAGAAATGCACCACGACCGGGCGGCCATGCGGCGTCCGGGCGGGGACGCGGTCCCAGATGCCCGAGGCCGGATCGAACCCTGCCAGATCGTCGGGCGCGCGGCGGATGTGGTAGGCGAGCGGCGCGCCGTTCGGATCGGCCTCGACCCCGGACACCAGCGTCGGCGTCTCCGACAGGGCGTCCGGCGTGGACAGAAGATCCGGATCGACGATGCGCAGGCGCGTCGCCCATGGCCCCGACGGGTCCCAGTGCAGCACCCCGATCGCGTCGCCGTCGACCATGTAATGGCGATAGGCGAGCGCGAAGAGCCCGCCGACGCTCTGATGGCGCGCCGCATCCGCGAGGTGGCGCGGGTCCTCCGCCCATTCGCGCCAGGCGGACACGATCTCGCGCTTGAGCCGCAGCGCGTCGGCCGCGCCGATCCCGAGCGCCGCGGCGTCGAGACGCGGGACCGGCCGCAGCGTCGCGCCGACGACCGCGTCGGTCTCGCGGCGCACCGCGCCGGCCGCGTAGCCGGAATTCCGGACAAGGTCGCGCGCCCGCTCGCGGATCGCCTCGCGCTCATGTCTGAGCAGCGCCTCGGGCGAGCCGGTCACCGGCGCCCATGCGGCAATCTCCGACGCCACGCGGTCGGCCGCGCCATAGGCCGATGGCGACCCGCCGCCGCGGAAGGGCGCCGAGCCGGCCTGCGCCCGGACGCGCAGGCGCGTGCGCGCCGCCCTCATCGCCACACCGCCACGCGGGAGCGGACGCCGGTCGGCGCAAGACCCAACGCGCGGCGCAGATCGTCGCGGTAGCGCAGGAGCTGCGCCAGCGAGGCGCGATTGTACTCGACCGAGCGCCCGTCCTCGAGGGTGACGCGCACGGCGCGCGTGCCGGTCTGCACCTCGTGGATCGCGGCCTCGACCTCGATCAGCCGCGCCTCGGTGGTCGGAATGTCCATGGCTCAGAGCCCTTCGATTACCTGTGCGATCCCCGATGCCGGGGCCGGCGCGGCCTGTGCCGGACGGGCCGGCACCAGCGCCTCGTCGAAAAGATCGCGCGTCGCCCCCGGCGGCGGCGTGTCGCGCTCGGCCTCCAGCCGGTCCCAGTCCGCATCGGTCAGCGTGCGCGCGCCGACCAGCCGCGCCGCGACTTCGGCGTAGAGCCGGGTGTCGAGCGCCTCGTTGCGCCGGTCCGGCTCGGCGGTCACCCAGCGGCTCTCCAGCACCCCGTGCCGGTTGCGCTTGAGCACCCGGCGCTCGGCGCAGAGCTGGCGGTAGAAGGCATCGCCGAGGCCTGCGGCGAAGGACTGGAAGCCGCGTTCCTCCGGATCGGTCTTCCGCAGATCGGCATAGAACGTCGCCTTGAGCGCCGAGACGTTGACCAGATAGGCGCGGCGCTGGTGGCGCCGTGCGCGGCCGTCCTTGCGCCGCTCGAACTTCTGCAGCTGGTAGATCGGCCCGCTGGCGCTGGTCGCGCCCTTGACCAGCACCACCCGCTGCGGGGGATGCCGGCGCGCCCAGTCCCAGACATCGTCGGTATAGGCGCCGCTGTCGATGGCGAGACGGTCGATGGCAACGTCGCGCCCGGCCTGGTTGCGCCAGACCCGGCGGAGCAGCTCGTCGAGCCCGGCGCGCCCCTCATCCGTCCCGATCGGGTGCGGCACCACACCGTAATCGACCGTGTGCGCTCGGTTCTCGCGCCCGAACGCCACCAGGTGCCATTCGATGCGGTCGCCCTGGCAGTCGACGCCGCAGGCCAGGATCGGCCGCCCGGCGGGCACGCGGCCCGGCGGCATCGGCGCGTCGCACCGGTCCGCTCGCTCGAGCAGGCCGCCCCATTCGGGCGCGTCGCTCGCCTGCTCATAGGCGAGGCCGAGCACGTCGTTGTGAAAGCTGTGCTCGCTGCTCGGGTCGCCCTGCGCCTGCGCCCACATGACCGCGATCGACGCCCAGTCGCGGAACGGCATCAGCGCCCGCCAGAGATGGAAGCTCGGGTGATCGCCGCCCGGGTTGGCGGCCACCCAGCGCCCCGCCGCCATCATCTCGGCGCGGTGGCGGTACTCGATCTCGCGCGCGCAACCGATGCAGGTGAAGTGCGACCGGTCCGGCGCGGCGGCGACCGCGACGAAGTTTTCCCAGGCGAGCGCCTGTTCCCGCCCGCAATGCGGGCAGGGCACATGCCAGCGCTCGGCCGTGCCGCGCTGGAAGGCGCGCGTGATCCGGCAGGCCCCGGCCACCATCGGCGTCGAGACGCGCAGGATCTTGGCCGAGTCGAAGGCGTCGGCGCGCGAGGTGGCCAGCACCTCCGGATCGCCCATGTCGGTGGTCTCGAATTTCGAGAGGTCGTCCATCACCACGCGCGGGCGCGTCGTCCCGCTCAGCTCGGACGGTGAGCCCGAGGAGACCACCCTGAGCGAGGCCGTCCTGTCCCGCGTCTCCTGATAGGACAGGCTGTCGAGATGCCCGGCATCGGCGCCGAACACCGCGCGCATGCGCGGATTGGCGCGGCGGAAGGGCAGCCATTTGGTCCGGACCCACTCATTGGCAGCGGTCGCGGTCGGGTGCACGACCAGCGTGTTCACCGGGTCGAAATCGAACCAGGCCGCGAGCGCCGGCTTGATGAGCGCCTCGGTCTTGCCGATCTGGGCCGAGCCGACCACCGTGATCTCGCGCGCCGGGTGGTCGAGCCCGAGGCAGTCGTGAATGCGCCGCAGCATCGGAAACCGGGCGGGATCGTATGGCCCCGGAAACGGGCTCGACTGGTCGAACACCAGATTGGCCTCGGCCCAGGCGGCGACGTCCGGCGGCGGGGGCGGGGTCATGATCGCCGCGACGGCGCGCATGACGGCCGTCTCGGCGGGGCACAGCACGCTCATCAGGCGACCTGCATCTCCTCGGTTTCGGATGGCGACGGCGCGGCGGTTGCCGCGCGGCCGGCCGCGGCGGTGGCCCGGCGCCCCCGGTGCGCCCGCCATGAGGCGAACAGCGTGGTCCGGACGGCGACGGGATCGAGCCCGTGTTCGGCGGCCAGCGCCCGGGCGGCATCGCGCAGCATCGACTCGACGCCGGCGATCTCGTCGGCCAAGGCGCGGCGCGTGGCGAGCTCGACCTCGGAGGCGAGCACATAGCGGCCCTGGTCGAGCGCGAGGCCGATCCGCGCCCGGATCGCCTCCATCTCGGCCTTCTCGGCCCTGGCACGGCGGTACCGATCGCCGACCGCGTCGTTGTCGTCCTCGGCCGGGATGGGAGCCGTGGCCCCGGCCTCGTCGCGGGGATCGGCGTCGGCGCCGATCGCGCGCCGCGCGTCCGCCGCCTCGGCCCCGTTGGCCATCACCTGGCCGGCATCGAGCGTCCGGTCGAGACAGGCGGCGGCCGCCTTGAGATCGAAGCGCCGGTGCCGGCCCTCGCCGGCATAGGCGCCTTCGAGCCGGCCCTCGGCCACGAGCTGGCTGACCCGCGCGCGGCTGATCCCGAGCAGTCGGGCGAGCTCGGCCGCGCGGATACCGCCAATCGCCATCGCTGCCGCCTTCAGCTTCCGGCAACCGCCGGGAGCCATGACAAAGCGTCTGTCATCCCCCGCTCACGACACCAGATATACGCATGCTGTTAAGGCTCCCCACCATGTTTAGTGCCTCTATAGTATCGCGCGAAGCCCCCTGCATACATGTCGGCTTGTGGAAGGACCCGCTGGACAACATTGAACGGCGCCTCCGACGCCGTTGAACGCATGCAATCCGCTGCGGCAGGCGATCAGGGTCGAAGCTGTCCGATTGGGTCTGAATGCACGGCGCCCGCCGAACCAAGGGCTCGCGGGCGCATGTCTCTCCAGAATGGCAATATGTATGGTTCGCGTGTCCCCGGCCGTCAAGCAAAAACCGCATCGATGCCGTCCACGGCACGCATCCGGGTCAGCGCCCGCACCAGCGCCGCCGAGAGGACCGCGCGCCGCCGCCCCGTGGCCGCGAGCCCCAGCGCCGTGCAGCAGGCCGCCAGATCGTGGTGACCGACAGCGACCGCCTGCACCAGGGCGCGCTCACCGATCACCACGGGGACACCCCGCCGCCCGCGCCTTCCGAGCGCGACGGTCCCCTCGCCGATGGCCGCATCGAGGGCCGCGAGCAGCCGCGCCGCGCCCGCGTCCCGCGCGGGCCCGGGGGGCGCGGGAAAGCCGCCGTCCACCCGCTCGCGCAGGCCCGGCACCCGGTCGGCGCCCCGGACCATCACCCAGCAATGGGCGTAGACCTGTGCCGCCATCTGCAACGCGACGGGCTGCTGGCGCAGGATCGGGGGCGGACCTGGGCGCAGCATCCCGCTCATTCCGCTTGCATCTCGAATTCGCCGAGGACCAGCCGCTCGACCATCCGGCGTTCGGCCTGCCATTCCCGCCATAGCGCCTCCGCCTTGGCGGGAGTGTATTGTTCGGCCCTCGCCAAGCGCTCGCGCCGCTCGGCCGCCATCTCCTCGATCTGCCGCCAGCTATACTGGCCCGGCGCCCCGAACCGCTTGAGATAGGAGAGCAGGGCCGCGGCCTCGAATTCGCAGCGCTCCCAGGCGGCCCTTCCCGCCGCCGAGCGCATATAGCTGACCACGAGGGGCGAATGCGTCACAGGCGGCGCCTCTAGAACCCGCGCGAAGCCGTAGATCGTGGCCTCGTCGGGCCAGAGGTTGCGCGCCTTGCCTAACGCCTGGCGGAGCACCGCCTCGCGCAGCGTCTCCAGCCCCGACCCGCTCATATAGCTCAGCCGCGCCCGAAGCCGCTCGAACATCTCCTCAAGCGCCTCGGCGGTCTGCCGGCGCTGCTTGCGCAGCCCCATCTCCCGCAGGGGAGCGATCAGGCAGGTCTCCACCCGCTCGCGCCCTTCCCTTATCTCGTCTCGTC